AGCTCATACCCATGGATATGACGGCCTGGATTTCGCCGATCTAGCGCTCGTTGATTCTGGCGACCATCTGACATTCCAGGCAGCGGCAGGATCGCGATATTGGGATGAAGACGAAGCCCTTGCCGTCGAAGATAATGGCAGCGCAGCGTCTGGTTTCTCTGTAAACTACCTTCGGGGATCGGTGACGTTCGAAGAAACCAAGAGCGGCCACACCATAACCGCAAGCGGCACGCGCCGGAGCGAACTGGCCTTCGAAAAGATCCTCTTGGTCTACGATGGGAAACTGAAGATCGATGGCCGAGAGATCGACACCACCAGCATAGACGATGACGGATGGGGCAACTCTATCTCTGGTCGCCGGTCCTGGGACATGGCAGCGAACGCTTTCTACTATACCGGAGAATCCGATCTTCCGGACGTGGCTGATGTCCTCTACTGGAAGATCTATGCGATCAAGCATACCAAGAGCTTCGTCGGAATGGGCACGCTCTTGTCACTGGATCGCATTGTTGCCAATCCAGACAAGGCCCAGGAACGGGCTATAACCATAAAAGGAGACGGGGAGATCTATCCCGAAACATGAATATGGGACGGGCGATGATGTGGTTAGCGAAGGACTGCTGAGCCCTCCCTCCTAGGAAGGAATTTCTAATGACAAATGAAGATGCAGGAAAGAGCTTCATAACGCTCTGTATGGACGAAGAGAGAACGCTGAGATGGGACTTCAGGAGCCTCCAGAAGTTCGGATCCAGAGCCAAAGACATCCTGAAGCGGCACGAGATCTTCAAGCCTGGCATGGGCATCCACGCCGGTTTCGTGCTCGGGAACTATCTCAAGATAGCTGACGTTCTGGAAGCTGCTGTAGCCGCGGCATGTGGAATTGATGGGCTAGGGAAGAAAGATGAGCCCAGTGAGGCAGCCTTAGCCATCCAGGGGTATCTCGACCGGGGCGGAAGCCTGGAAAGCCTGACCAGAGAAGTATATCATTCCTATCTGGTCGTGAATGACCCTTCTTCGATTGCGGTCTGGCAAGAGAACATTGCCAGAGAGGAAGAGACTATCAGGATCAACAAGGAGAAGGCCGAGGCGAAACTGGAAGTTGCCCGGCTGGAGCTTGCGGACGATCTGAAGAAGATAGCGACCTTCCAGAAACTTTCTGGCAGCGAGCCACAAGGATAGGGCTGGTCGAGCTGGGGCTGGATCCAGAAACTTTTTTGGGACTCACCGTAAACGAGCTTAACGCCCTGGCAGCCCACAAGAAAAAAGAAGATGCCAGACAAGACCGGCTGGCGGCGTTTGCGGGCTATTCTGCTGCCGCTGGCGTGGCGAAGTGGTTCACCGAAGGCCTGCCGCCGTTCCGGGAGTTCTATGTCGTCCCTGGAGAGCCGAAAGAGAGAAAGCCCTCTCTCCAGGACCACATTCAGATGATGAAGGACGTAGGCGAGGGGGGGCCGCCCTAGTCTTCCACCCAATACAAGTTGTCCACCGAGTCAGATCCTATGCAAACATCATACGGATATTCCAGATTGGCATGATATGGTTTATCATTAATTAGAATACTGGCATAGGTGCAGTTCAGGCAGATCAGGCCGTCTTTTATGTCTGTTATTGTTCCTTCATAGCTGTGCCAAGAGTTGGCCTTAGCACAGTTGATTTGCACATAATCGCCGGGTGCTGGGTATCTTGCCTGGGCCGCCACCATCAGGAAGCCAACCACCAATAGGAATGCTATCAACTTTTTCATGATTGCTATTTTCGAACTCAACCTAAATAAATCTGAGGTGCAATGACCGAAGTAGGCAGAGCGACCGTTATCATAGACGCCGATGATTCCCGGCTCAAGACCAGTCTAGCGAATGCTCGGCAGGATACCGCCGCCGGCGTGGCTGGTATAGAGCAGAACCTCCGCGGCCAGCTGAGGGCAGGCTTAACCGGCTCTCTCTCTGGCGGGAACTGGAAGAATGCTGGGAAGGCCCTGGGCGCCGATCTGGTCCAAGGCATCACCGCGCCTCTGGGGGCTCTCGGTAATGTGGCAGGCAGTGCCGCCCTGGCCATGGGGCCGGTAGGCATCGCTGCTGTAGCTGGCGTAGCTGCTGCAGGAGCTCTTGGTGCAGCCTCCTCCCGTGCCGCTATGGAATGGGAAGCTGGCATGGCCCAGATTTCCAAGACCACCGGCATAGAGAAAGGGTCCGCAGCCTTCAAGGAGCTGGATGCAGACCTCACAAACCTGTATTCCCGGATGCCTACGACAGTTGCCGAAATACAGAAAGTTGCTGCTGCCGCTGGTTCTTTGGGTATAGAGAAAGATTCGATCGCTGGATTCACCGAAGTAGCCCTCCAGATGGGTTCGGCCTTCGATATGCCTGCCGAGGAAGCAGCTACCGCCATCGGCAAGATCAAAGGGCAGCTCAAGAGCCTGCCCGATGGGGTGCAGACCTCGGCCGAGTTCGCCCGGCAGTTTGGTTCTGCCGTGGACTACGTTGGGAACAATTTCAATGCCACAGAGAAGGATGTCCTCGACTTCTCAACAAGAGTCGCGGGCTCGATGTCGTCTCTTGGAGCTGGGGCCTATGAGGTAGCTGGCTGGGGTGGGATGCTCAGCTCTGTGTTCCCATCGGCTGAGCGGGCCGCAGGAAGCTTCGATGCTCTCCTGAATCAGCTTACCACCAACGAAAAGTCTCAGGCCGAAGCTGCGTCTCTCCTGGGGGTATCTACCGAGGAGTTCATGCAGGCCATGAGCACGGATCCATCTGACACCATCCTGAGGATCGGGTCAGCACTGGAAGGCCTGCCTGCTGAAAAGCTCCTGACCACCGCCAAGACCCTGGGCGGCTCGTACGGCATGGATGCCCTAGTCAAGATGGTCGGTCATACCGACGAATGGCGGCAGTCCATCGAGGATACGGTCGAGGCTGGCAAGAAAGGGGAATCCATAGGGGAATCTTTCGAAGCCGGCGCGGACAACATGAAGTCCTCGCTCCAGGTCTTGAAAAATTCGTTCAACGCCATCCTGAAGGATATTGGTGGGCCGATTAATGCCGCCATCACGCCGATTATCAATTCTATGGCCGGATCGCTCAATGCCGTCCGGCAGATAGGCGAGAACCTGTGGGAACCCATGACTGCAGGGCTATCTCCTCTCATCACAGGAATAAGCCAGGTCACGGGCATGATCGGAACCATGGGCGGTATGAACCTGAGCGTCCTGGTGTCGGGCACGCAAGCCCTTAACACCGCTTTCCGGACCGGCAAAGCCTATGTCGAGGCCTTCAAGGAAGAGATCTTAGCCACGGTCACCAGTTCATCACAGTTCCAAGCTCTTGCGGGCGCCCTAGACAGCATCAAGAGCAAGTTGTCTGAGGTCGGCGCCTTCTGGGGGGATGTTTTCGGGGATATAGTCGACGGCCTGGCGAACGCCATCCCCACGGCGGTATCCGGAGCTGTCAATGCCCTGGGATCTTTGGCTAGCCAGGGATTGAACAAAATCGGCTTAGGCGGCCTGGCAGAAGGAGCTTCTAGCCTGTTTGGGGATGTAACGGCTTTCCTCGATCGGGTATCCGTGCGAGCAAAAGAAAAGCTCGGGATAGCCACCGAGGAAGCGGTCGAGACAGGCACCGAGAAGGGCATGGAAAGCGGTGCGTCCAATGCCGAAGACGGCATAGCATCGTCCGTAGAGCGGGCGGTGTCGGCTGGGGCCAGCAGCGGGTTCGCGGCTCAGAATGCATCCATGGATAGCGCGTATAAAGCTGCTGTCTCCTCGGGCGTATCGCCGGAAATCGCTGGATGGCAGCAATACGGCGGTGTCAACAGTTCATGGGCCGCACTCAATGATCTGGTTGCGTATAACCTGATCGAAGCACAGTCAGACGAAAAAACTGGCTACAAAGGCATATGGGGGAAAGGCTCAGGAGATCTGTACACGGTAGAGCAGGGAGTTCAGGTTAAGCTCCACTATAAAGCCGATAAATTCGGAACCGAAAATACTCTCTACATCAATGGCCAGGAGATGGCTAATGGTAGAGGATACGCTTCTCAGGAAGAGGCAATCAAGGATCTATTCAAGCAAGCCGATTTTCCTCTGTCGGAAGCTTCCATCCTAACTCTGCAGGG